TGCTGTTGGATTTGAAGCACTTGGTAAACATACTACTGGTACAGATTGCGTAGCAGTAGGTAGAGCAGCAGCACTTGATAACACAACAGGTAGTGGAAGTGTTGCATTAGGTGTGGAAGCATTAGAAAACGCCACTACTGGCAGCAATAATGTAGGATTAGGAAAACAAGCTGGTAGGGCAGTTTCTACTGGTGGTAATAATATGTTACTTGGTCCGTTTGCTGGTAACTCAGGCTCACCGGGTGGAGAAATAACAAGTGGTAATAACGAAGTTACTTTAGGTAATGGCGACCATTCTAAAATAAATGCACAGGTATCAATTACAGTAGCTTCTGATGAGAGAGACAAAACAGATTTTCAACCTTTGTCTGCTGGATTAGATTTTGTAAATCAACTGACACCATATACTTATTATTGGGATAAAAGACATAAGTATGTTGATTGGGCAGAAAATCCTGATGTGGATTTAAATACTATTACACATGATGGCACACACAAAGAAGATTGGATGGATGTTGGTTTTAAAGCACAAGATGTTGTTGCTTTAGAAGAATCAATAAACCATAACCTATCTGATAAAACTAATTTAGTTAGTAACCTATCAGGTGATGGCAAGCAATATTCTTTGCAATACGAAAAGTTTGTACCGATATTAGTAAAAGCAGTGCAAGAACTTTCGGCTAAAGTTGAAGAATTAGAAAAACATTAAACGGAGAATAATATGGCACAAACAGTAGCACAATGTTTAACGTCAGCAGAAGATAGCGTTACAGTTATTAATGACGTTAATACTAATGGCAAAAGGTCAACGTACATTGGCGGTACAGCAGATACAGATACAGATATGTCGCAAGCCGATATAAATGAAACAGTACAACGTAATGTTGATCACTTAGAAATTATATTAGCTTATGATGGAACTAACGATACACCTAATATAGTGGGTTCATCTAGTAGTAAGAAAACAAATTGCACTAATGCTATTAATACAGGTAAAGCATATATTGCAGCTAATTCCTAAAAGACTAAAATATTAAGAGTCTTTTGAAATGCCATTAACTAGATATACATTCAAACCGGGCATAAATAAAGAAGGAACTTCATATAGTAATGAAGGTAATTGGTTTGATGCTGACAAGATAAGATTTCGTGCTGGTCGTCCTGAAAAAATTGGTGGATGGGTAAAAAAAAGTTTAAATTCTTTTTTAGGCTCAGCAAGAAAATTACATCAATGGGTTGCACTAGACACAGATAAATTTATATCTTTAGGTACTAATTTAAAATTATATCTATTAAAAGGTAATACTTTCCATGATATAACTCCTATAAGAGCAACAACTACTAATGGTGTTACTTTTGCAGCTACTAATGGTAGTTCTACTATAACCGCTACTGATTCTACTCATGGAGCAAACAAGGGGGATTTTGTTACATTTGCACAGGCGGTATCATTAGGTGGCAATATAACTGCTGCGGTTTTAAATCAAGAGTACGAAATAGCTAGTGTTACAGATGTAAATACATTTACGTTTACAGCTAAAGACACATCAGGTGATACAGTAACAGCTAATGCAAGTGATTCAGGTAATGGTGGTTCAGGTGTAGATGCATCTTATCAATTAAATATAGGCTCTGATTTTTATGTTAGTGGTTTTGGTTTTGGTTCAGGTACTTGGGGTCAAAGCACATGGGGTGGAGGTATAAACAGTTTTGCCTCACAGCTTAGATTATGGAGTATGGATAATTTTGGAGAAGATTTAGTATCAAATCCTAGAGGCGGTAGTATTTATTATTGGGATAAAACAAATGGTGAAACTACTAGAGCAGTAGAATTTTCTAGTTTATCTGGTGCATCTGATACACCAACTGTTGCAAATCAAATTATAGTTTCAGAAATAGACAGACATATTATATGTATGGGTGCAAATCCTATAGGAAGTGCAACACAAGACCCTATGCAAATAAGATGGTCAGATCAAGAAAATGCAGCACAGTGGACACCTAAAACAAATAATACTGCTGGTGGGTTAAGATTATCAGCTGGCTCAGAAATTATAGGAGCAATAAGAACAAGGCAAGAAATAGTTATATTTACAGATACAGCTTTATATTCTATGCAATTTATAGGACCACCCTTTATATTCGGAGTAAATTTAATAACTGAGGGTACAAGTATGGTATCACCCCAAGCATGTGTGAATGCTAATAATGTAATTTACTTTATGGATCAGGATAATTTCTATATGTATTCAGGAACAGTTCGTTCTTTACCTTGCACAGTAAGAGCATATGTTTTTGATGATTTTAATCTTTCACAATCATACAAAGTTTTTGCTACAAGAAATGCACAGTTTAATGAAGTATCTTGGTTTTATTGTTCAAGCAGTTCAAATGAAATAGATAGATATGTTACTTATAATTATTTAGAACAAAATTGGACAATAGGAACTTTGGTTAGAACATCTTGGATAGATGCTGGAGGAGCAACTATAAATCCATTAGCTGCGGGTAAAACTAGCACAAGTGGTAATTTTATTTATGAGCATGAAGTAGGTTCTAATGATGATGGTTCTGCTATGACTGCATTTGTTGAGAGTGCAGATTTTGATACGGGTGATGGAGATCAATTTATGTTTATAAAAAGATTGATACCTGATGTAGCTTTTATAGGAACAGATACAGAACCAGAACTAACGTATTCAATAAAGACTAGAGACTTTCCTTTAGGCAGTTTAAACACTGCAACAAGTGCAACAGTAACTAATACAACTGGCGTTGCATACATAAGAGCAAGGGCAAGACAAATGCGAGTAAGAATAGAAAGCACAGACGTAGATAATAGTTGGAGACTAGGTGATACAAGATTTGATATAAAGGTGGATGGTAGAAGATGAGTGAAATATTTAATGTAAACACTCCATTAGAAATACCACCTGAAGAGTATAGTTCAGATTATATGCGCAGACTTATAAATCAACTGCGTTTAAACTTTGTACAATTAGATTCACCAGATACTATAAGAGAAGTATCACAAGCATTTGATTGGTATATTTCATAATGGCAAATAGATATACAGAGGTATTAACAACATTAGCATCAACAGATGCAACAAGTGTATATACTGTTCCAGACAATAAAAGTGCTATAGTTAAAACATTAAGTGCTTATAACTCTGATGGTAGCAGTGCATATAGTTTAACAGTAGAGTTGACAGATACTAGCGAAAGCACCACAGTTACTTGGGATGTAGAGTCAATAGCAACTAATACACGTAAGGGTTTTTTAACTAACGGAGAGGTGTTAGTTTTAGATGAATTAGATATAATAAAGCTGACTGCAAGTTCAGCGAATAAATTTCACATCGTAATAGGTGTGTTGGAAATAGATTAGGAGACCACTATGAGTAATTTTCCATTACAAAATGCAGCAGAGCAACTAGCTAAACAGGGGAGATATGGCGATACCATGATGGTACACATGAACCCTATAGAAGTAGATGCTTTAGCAAAATTATCACCAACAGGTCAGTTAACCATCAACCCACAGACAGGGCAACCAGAGGCGTTTCTGCCACTCATAGGGTCATTGATTGCACCAACACTATTAGGTAGTACAGCATTAGGTGCAGCATTAAGTCCATTAGCAGCATCTGCAATAGGAACTGGATTAGGAACTGTTGCTGAAGGTGGTAGTCTTAAAGAAGGTATAACAGCTGGATTAACAGGCGCAATCACAGGTGGTTTACTAAAAGGTTTTATGCCCGGAACAGCTACTGAAATACCTTCTGTGGGTGATACAGCAGCTACTACAGATAAATTGTTACAAGCACCTGAGTTTGTAGAAGCTACAGGGGGTTCAGGAATGTTACCCGGTGCTACTTTAAATGAAGCTGGACAAGAAGCTTTGAATGTTTTGCAACCCGGTACAACTTCTGTGCCTTTTCAACCAGTTAATACATTGGCTGATTTACCAGCTGCACGTGCAGGAACAGAGGGTTTCTTTAGTAGATTAGGACAGAATTTAGGATTTTCTGGTGGAGCAACACCTGAACAATTAGCAGGTAATCCTAATTTAATGACTCAATCACAGGCTTTTACAACACAGGCTTTACCAGCAGCAGCATCAGGATTGGTAGGCGAGATGTATGTGCCTATGGATTTTAATATGCCAGAGGAAGAGGACCCATTTGGTGATTATGAAGGTCCTTATGTGCCACAAGAAATGAGGACTATGATTCCGGGAAGTGGAGGCAACCCATTAGCATCAGCATTCCAAGGAGAGCAACAGTTAATACAAGGCAATCCTTTACCAATAGGTGATGAGTTTAATTTTAACGATGGTGGTAAAGTAAATAATCCTTTTGATTTTTTACCTTCAATGTCAGGTTTAGCATTAGCTGGTAATATGGCAGAAAGTGGCGCAATGGGTTTATTGCCTATGGCAATTAACATGTTTAAAGATGACGAAGATGAAAAAGATAAAGAACCAACAATGAAAGAAAAAGAAAATCAACGTCAATTTATAGGAACTGTACCAATGGATATGATGCAAGGTATGGATGCTATGCAAGTACCTACAGATATGTTGAATGATGGCGGTATGCCTTTGCAAAATCCTGAAAAAGCTGATCTTGATAATGATGGTGAATTATCTTCATATGAAAGAACAAGAGGTAAAGCTATTGAAGAAAATATGAAAAACATGGGTGGTCTTATAAAGATGGCTAATGGTCGTACACCCGCACAAGCAGAGATAGAGGAGAGTGCAGAAACTTTAGAGCGTAGAAGAATAGATGACGCTATAAGAAAACAATTCCAAGAAACTATGTCAGCACCTATGGTTGATCCAAGACTAGGTAGAATGGCTGATCCTATTAGTACACCTGTACCAAGAACTTTAAATGATGTGATGACACCACAGCCTTTTCAAGCACCATCATTAGCAGATATAAGGAGAATGCAAAGTGCATCATTAGATAGAATGTTTGTACCAACAGACCCAGATAATCCGATAGATAGAGGTATGGCTACATTTAACAGACGATTCAATCCTATTGTTAGAGGAATAGAAGCGATCTCGCCTGTATTAACTAAAGGAGGTTTAGAATTGTATGAAGCTATAGACGAATTTAGGAAGAGAGATAGGTAATGGGAATGAAAGGCACTAAAGGTGGTGCAGGGAATATTGATCCCACAGCAGGATTATTTAATCCTTTTCCTATAGGACCTAGAGGTGGAAGAACTGCTGGAAAAGTAGGAATGCCGTTTGGAAGAATACAGCCTGTGCTGCCTTCATTACAACAACAATATTCTTCTTTGAATCAAGGTGTTCAAGGTTTTCAACCTTTAGGTATAAGAGGATATACACCTCCATTATTTGCACAACCATTTG